ATCCAAGGGTATATACAAAAAGTTTTACTAGTCATTGTAATACCTTTCATATAAGTGTTGAGCCCAAAGGCTATGCGCTTCTTTAGACGGATGCGGTATATGTGTGGTGCAATTATCTAAAAATTTGTTTGATGCTTCAATGATCTTTAGGTGCTTTGTAGTAAACTTAGGATCATATATAATTTCAGGATAAAATTCTATCATATGATCAAGCCAACCTGCAACATAAAAAGAAGGTGATTTTAAATTTTTGCCCTCCCACTTTGCAGAAAATTGTATCCAAGTTTCATTTGTTTTTGTAAAATTATAATTTGTTTCGTCACTTACTTTACAAAAGTTTTTCCATACAACTGCTTTTTTGATTTTTTTAAGATACGGTTTAATTGCTTTATTAATTTCACTATACATTATTCTATCATATTCAGTTAACCACCAAGACCATTGTGTCTTGTTGCGTCTTAGATATACTCTATCATAGAGCAAAGCAAGTGGATGGTTATCTGAAATTAATTCATTTACTAGAATATGTTCTCTACTAGGCTCTGTAAATTGATGACAAATGTAAATATTTTCGTACTGCTTGTCAAGTTCTACTAAAATTCTTTTTAATTCTTTTATCATATAATAATTACAATTTCCTGGAGCAGCATACTGAAAATAATCACAATCTAAAAGAACAGATAATCTTGGACCAAAACAGTTTTCAACTTGTGAAGTAACACTAAATTCACCTATTGATGTTGAAACTCCAGGTAAAGATTCACCGTATGTCCAACTTTCTCCTATACAAACTAATACAGTATCAGATTCTTTTTTAATATGTATTTGTGTATTCTGTGCCGGAATTTCTATGTGAGAAGGTTTTAGGCCTTCATCGTTATGAAGAACTTTGTAACGACTAAAAGGATTTGTTGGTATGTATGTTTTATTCCAGCCCATTACAATCCTCATAAAATTGTTCTAATTCAGGAAATGTTTTTACAAAGTCTGTTCCACGTCTACGATCATATTCTGTAAACCAGTTATAAAAATCTGTGCGGCCTTCCGTTAATTTTTCAACAGTATAATTTGTCGATGCCATATAATCTACTACACGTCTAAACTTTTCATATTCCATTACACTAAATTTGTACCTATCGTTATCGTCCATATTGTCCTTGATAAACTGTAGATGTTTTTCCATATATGGCATAAAGTATTCCTTGGGCAATATATTCATATCATATTGTAATGGTTCTTTGAGATAAGGTGTGTCGAATCTTATACGTTGCCATTTAGTTTGATTATCGGTATTATATTTTTTACGCCAGTATAAAAACTTTTCTAGTAGTTTATTAAAGTTTGTAACAGTAAGGATATTAAATGTAACCATAAATGTTAATGGCATTTTAGTTTTAGTCATATAGGTATCAAAATTTTTCTCCCATAGATCTAAATCTAATCCTGTTCTAATATATTCTGCTTGAGGTCCCCAAGTATCCATACTTGTAAAGACTTTAAAGTCTTTAATGCAACCTTTTTCTACTAGGCTGTTTACTTTATCTGCAAAACGTTCTATTAGTATAGGTTTGACTCCGAAGTTACTATTAATGTTTAATTCTAAATTAGGACAAGGATTTTTTTCTAACTCGTCAAACATTCTCCAGGTGCTTTGCTGTAGCAGAGGTTCACCACCTGTAATACGTAAAATAGTTAGAGTCTTTTTAAGTTCCGGCCACCATTTCCAGAATGCTTTTACATATGGATTGTTTTCTTCTTCATATACCTTAAACCAATCAATATCATTTCGATGATTTTTAACCATCGTGTAAGGACCGTGATCCCTAATTTCTTTGTGATAAGAACTTGAATGTTTGGGATGGCAATAGCCGCACTTGAAGTTACACTCGTTACCGAATGATATTTCTACATACTGCGGATTAACATCAGCCATAGGGTCTGACTTAATTGCACTAAATCTTTCTTCAGTATAGATACTCGCATTTCTTTCTTTCCTGTCGCTTATGTAGTCTTTGCCCATACATTCGATATTCCAGCAATATTGGCATCCGCTAGGTTTCTCGCCGTTAATCATTGCTTGTCTTTCTGCTTTTTTCTGAGGAGTATTATGCAAAAGACTAGGATTATCTTCAAGTCCCTCTAGCGGAATCTTGTGTGGAGCCGGATGATAACAACTATGTGTTTCGCCTGTCTGCAAATATATTGTAGTATGATGCCATTTCGCTAAACAAAAGGTTGGCGATACTTCATCCATCATCGGCTCAAAACTTTGTATTCTTTCTTTATCCTGCATTAAATCTTTCCTTTAACCAGTTAAAGTCATTTATTAACATTAACTGATCTAGTTTGTTGCTATTCTCTACTCCGAATTTTCTACCTTCTATCGCTCCTCTAATAGCATATTCGCCATACTTCGCATCTTTTCCTTTAGTACACCATACATTTAATCTTTCTTCTGTTTCAGTATTGTCCTGTCTATCAATAACTTTACTTGATAGTTTTACACATTCTCTAAATGCACTTTTCCAAGCGGTGAACGGATCCGTATTAATAACCGTCGAATTTGCAACAGTATCCATTGCTTTAAAATTATTACTAATACTTGTTGTCATATCAGGTTTACTAGTATCCATATCAATTGTCATTTGTCTCGGAAATAGTTTTACCCCACCGTAACCATACTCGAGATTGTTTACAGGATTTTTACTACGCCATACGTATACAGTTTTTCTTGCATTAAAATCGTAATAAGGTATTTGCATATCAAAACTAAAATCTTCTACAACTTCTGCATCGGCATCTACAATATAAAACATCTCGGTTGTGCATTTCTTTGCTGCTTCAATATGTGCTTGATGTATACCTGTTATATCTTTAATCCAAACAGCATTAGGTGCTTTGATTAATAATTTGTTATAGTTTGTTTCTGCAAAATTTTCTTTATAAGAAATAAAAGCAACATCATATTGCTGTGGTATTGATGCTTGAACATCCATTTCTTTTTTATTGGTAAAAAATCTATAATCCCATTCCCGTTGTAATACTTTACTATTTTTAGGAAACAAACATACTCCATCATAAAATGATCCATTTTTAAAAACGTGAATATATTTTTCATCCCATTTAGGTATTTTATAGTCTAATATAAAATCATCTTTTAGTTTAATATTATCCCATACGACCCAAAAGTGTTTTGTTAAAGATTTATTTGCAACAGTTTCAAACTTTTTACAATGTTCTACTTTTTGTGCATTAGGAAATCTATGTTTGAAATCATTCCAAACATTTTCATTAATTTCTCCATCGCTGACAAAAAATAAATCATACATAGGTTTGACTGTAATATGTTGTTCCTAGATTAATTGACTCTTCATATAAGTCTGTTACATACCTACTCATATCTGTATCAAAGTAAGGATAATTAAATCCTAGTTTTTGTTTTATTTCTGATCCTAGTTTTTTTATTTCTTCTACTAGTGCTTCTTGATTGTTTTCAAATTTCTTTGCGTGGTTTTCATATTCTTCTTTTAATAATTCGAAATCTCTTACTCGAACGTGATCCCAGTCTGTACAGTTTGTAAGATAGTTTCCTTGGCGAGCACCTAGCATAGCAAATAATCCATTGTTCACGTGACTTCCTACTGTACTCCATATACGTAATCTATGTAGGTTATGCCACCACAAGCGACTAGAAAGTTCTTGAGGTGGTACTTTTAGACCTCCATCTAATGTCATCTTAACACCTTCTCTAAATCCTGCTCTCCAGGCCATATAAGGATTATGGTTGATAACAGTATCGCTAAATGTTTTAGGAAAGTTTCTGTATCCTTCTTCCCAACAAAAGTCTACTTGTGCTCTTTCACTGTCTGCGTTCTCGTGTGTTTTCATATTAAGAACGTGATCTCTGTTCCATAGTTTTAATCCGCCGTTTCCATAACGTAGTCCGTTTACATTATTTTTGCCGCACCAACTATATGCACGAATATCCGGATTGTCCATATCTATTTCAACATCAAAAAACTCAGGATATACAATATTATCTGCATCAACAGTTAATACCCAATCAGTTTCTGATTGTTCTGCTGCTGCTTTGTGTGCGTGGTCTGAACCTTTTACTCCGTGTATGCGTTTTGCCCACGGAACCTTATTACATAGATCTGCATAATGCTCTTCAGCATTAGGTTCGTCATAACTTAAAAAGAAAACGTCAAACTCTATAACTCTCATAATACCTCTAATACATAGTTCTTGAATAATCTTCTAGTATACACACTAAAATCTTTAGGAAACTTTACATTCTCAAATACTACACTTTCTGTAAGATTGCTTAATTTAGTATCTAAACTATCAAATATCAAATGCGGATCATTATAAGACGTAATTAAAAAGTTAACATTAGTTTCGCCGTCCCAAAATATTTTTCTTTTAGTTACTGGTTGAAACTTGTCATCTAATTTTTTAGTGCCTCCATATTCTTCACTTAATTCTACCGTTAATCTATTATTAGTTAGATCTGCTGTTACAAATATATCTGGTTTATCTATGTCTGCCCATTTAATTTCAATTACTCTATGTAATATGTCGTCAATCTTGTGAAGATTTTTAACCTCTGTTATTTCTAATTGACCCGATGCTGTATCTATAAAACATTTACTAAGTTTAATTTCTCCTGAAATAATTTTTTCTGCAATATCATTATCAACTTCAATAGTATGTTTTTCATTTATACTATAATCTGGACCTATCGAATTGACTTGACCTGTTTCAGGATTATATCCTGCAAGGTATTTTATGGTTGGAGGTTTATAATTTGCTAACCATTCGTCAAAATCAGGAAGATCGTCTCTTACTTTTTCCACGCTATCTCCTCCAATATGTTTATTGTTTCTAATGTTACTCTATCTTTTTCAACATAGTGTACAATATCGTGCTGTTGATAACTACCTATTTTTAATTTTGCTTGTTTATCAAAATAAAATCCAACGTGATCAGTAGCATCGTCAGCAGGCCAAGGCCAATTTTGTGTGCCACCTTTTAAATGTACAACTTTAGGAAAATTTAAAGGGTAAGAAATATCAGATTGTATATCTAGTATTTTTGCTGCTAGAGAAAATGCTTCATCTGTTCCGATGACTTTTGGTTTATAACTTGTTAAAAAATTATTTGCGAATTCTGTTGGGTTGTTTATAATTTCTCTTTGCAAATTAAAAAATTCTTTTGCTAATGAACTATCTTTAACAAAAAATGTGTAGAAAGAATATAAATTAGGTAAATCGTTTGCTACAAAACTTTTTCTATAAGGACTATTAATAACTTCTTCGCCTCTATAAGTATATGCAGTATGAGGAATGTATAATTCTACACTATTTTCAATAAAGTATTCAACCCAATGACTGTAATCTCTTAAAAATAACATATCTGCATCTAAGCAGACTGTATATTCCCAAGGAGTAAGTTCGTCCATATGAGAACGAACGTCCCATCCTTCAGGACCTTGCCATTCAATGACCTTGTCAAACACCCAAGTTGATGTGTACTGTTCTATATATTTTTTATCGTTGATTACTAAAGCAACTTTATCATACCCTTCTTTTTGTGTATTCTTAATACTAAGAGCAAGAGCATAAGCAAGTTTAGAATAATTGCTTGTTTCTGATTCGTTAACAAAAATTAAATATCCGAAATTCATATTAACTCCATTAACTTGTCTATATTTCTTGTAATAGATGCTTTATTCATAATATGAATATCCTTGCCTTTTAAACTTGCTGCTGTAAAACTGTCTGCAAGATTATTATTACATAACAATATAATTTTTCCGTCTTTGTCTACATCATAAATTAAATCTCTGTCAATACTAGAAAGAACAGGCGGCAAACTATAATCATCATCAGTTTCAAAACCATATAATATATGCCTTGCTAGACTAAAAGAAATATCATTTCTATAAATTCTATTATCAAATCTAAAAATATCTGCAAACTTAGTATAGTTCTGTCTAATATGTTCTACTAGATCAAAAAATATTTTAGATTTTTCGTTTTTAGTAAACATAACAGTTGTTGCCCACAACAGTTTAACTCCTGTATCAGAAATATAAACGTCGTGATAACCAATTCTTTGTTTGCCTACTATATCATTATACTGAGGTGAAATTAAAATGTCGCTATCGACGTTCCAATAGTTGTTTAAATTATTTGAAAATATAAAATAGTCGCTGTCAATTAGCAATGTTCTATCATAAGGAGTAAGATCGTAAACACTTGGTCTATTGCTGTTATTAAAAGGTGCAACTATTCTTTCATTTCCATCGTGTAGGCTACGCTGTTGTACAGTTTCTGGTCTTTGCACACATATAATTTTATCAAAAAGTTCTAATGCAGTTGCATAGATTTTAGAATCTTTCATCCAAGCAACTGTAGAATCGTCTGTAACTAAACTTACCGGAACTTTAAGGTGCTTTTTAGCAAGTCCGCCTGATACTATTGCCATACGAGCATAATCTATCTGGCGACTATTGTGTGCGAATAGTAGTACGCCTTTATTCATTAGACTAACTTCTCGACCGTTCTACTTTTTTTAATTTTTTGATATTCTTCGTAATATTCAAACGTTGCGTTAAAATATCTATCAAAAACTTCCTCACGAAAGTCTACAAGATTTTCAACTAGGATTGGATTTTCGTTGGCATCTAGTATTACTACATTTTCTGATCTATCTTTATAGATCAACATTTCAACAAAATTTAGTAATTCTCTGTTAATTTTAAAAATGCCGCCATTATATCCGTAAGTTAAATTGGCATCGACTTTTTCTTTGAGAGTTTTTCTTTGAATACTTAGAGTTTGTCTATAGTTCGCAAAATCTAAGGCTTTCTTATATTCTTCTTCCATTTTTACTCCTCATTATATACGTACATTATTTAGTAGGTATACAGAGGGGGAAGAAAATTTTAACCTGGTGCTATTCCGCCAACAAATACGGAAGGAGTTTCAATAGTGAAGTTGCCTAGACCCGAAGGAAAAAGGGTGCCGGTGGCTTCGGTTGTTGTTACATTAAGACTCATTGTTCCATCGACTTCGTCAGGACCAACTGTTGGAAATCCTAAACCTACGTGATCGTCATTCCATTCTACTCTAAATTCAAACTGTCTGGCT